ATGATCGCCGAGTGCGATCCGCTCGACGCGGCGCTGATCATGTCGGACGCCCTCGAACGGATGCGCATCGGCGCGCCCGTGCCGCCGCTCATGAACGCCCTGGACGAAGCCAAGGACTGGGCGAGCTTCGCGACCCCGTTCGAGCGCAAGGCGTGGCTGCTGGCCTGCTTCAATGCCTGCACCCCGAAGGAACAGGCGGGCTTCCTCGCCCATGTCACCGCGAAGGCCTCGGCATGAACGTCTATTTCGAATTGCCCCGGAACGTTCAGATGCTGGTCTATGCGATGACGCACGTCGCCCGGAACGCGGAGAGCGCCGAGGATCGCGCCTTTGCCGCCCGGATGGTCGATGCGTCCTATGAACCCGGTTGGCGCCCGAGCGCGGCCGAGGTGCAGCGCATGACCGACCTCGACCGGGGGGCATCGGCATGACCGCGCATTGCCAGATCGCCCCGAACGTTGAGGAACTGCTGTGGAGCTGGCCGGGCGTGATCCGGTCGGCCCCCGAGGGCTGGCCCCGGAACTTCGCCCTGAGCATCGCCAAGCAGTCCAAGCGCAAGAGCTGGACCCCGACCGCGAAGCAACTCGACATCATGAAGCGCATGGTCGCCGAGCATTACCGCGAGACCACGCCCGAGAAGGGCGCGGAGTGGAACCCGATTGACGAGGAGGACACCGGCTTCTGATTGCCGAAACCCTGTGTCGTCTGGACGGTTCAGACAGTGGCGTTCGACACAGCACAAGGCCTGCCACGGGGCGATCCCATAGGCCAACCGCAGCCCGAAAGCTCGAAGCGGGGGATCAGGCGCCAGACCCGGCGCCTTCAAGTAGCGAGCAAGCCCGAGGCGGGGTCAAACGACCTCGGGCGCCCTAAGCGGTGGCCGGCTCCGTCGAGCAGGACAACACGCGGCGGGATAGGGACCAACCTGAGGCAATGCCTCGGGCTGGTCGCCCTATGCCCGTCACAATGGCCTCACCATCGAGCAGGACCAAGGAACAGGTCAGGAAGGATAAGAGATGAAGGACGACATGCACACGAAGACGCAGGACACGGCCAAGCTCGCCGCCTGCCTCAAATCCAGTGAATACGCGCTGATTGACGCGGTGGTGCGCACGAACGTCATGACGATCAGGGAAGCCGGCAAGCTGGTAGCCATGCAACGGAAACTCCGGGCGATGCGCTACCAGGTCGAGGCGAAGGCCGGGGCGCTGTGATGGCTTCAATGCAGATCCAGACCGAAGACGCGTGGCAGCACATCGGGCAGCTTGCCCGGATGATCCGCCGCCCGGAGCCCGGCCGACAGCCCGCGCGGGTCCTTCCTTTGACCTCTGGTGCGGGTAATTCGCACCCCGACATTTCACCCTATGCTATGAAAAATCAAAGGGTTAAATTCGAATGAAGATCCTTGAAGAACTCAACCTCGGCGGCGGCCAGGTGCTGAGGATCGGCGGCGCCGACCTGTGCGAGCTGCTGGATATTTCACCCGCCGCCCTGACCGACCTCAAGAAACGCGGCATCGCCGTTCACCTCGCTCATGACTGCTACGACATGCGCGCCACCGTCCGCGCCTACACCGCCCATCTTCGCAGCACGGCCGCCCGCTGGGGCGGCGAGGAACAGACCGAAAGCCTGACCGCCGCCAGGGCGCGCCTTGCCCGCGAGAAGGCCGACGAAGCCGAACGCCGCAACGCCGTCGCCCGCGCCGAGCTGGTCGCCGCCTCGGACGTGCTGCGCGGCTGGACCGAGATCTTGCGACAGGTCCGGTCCCGCATCCTCGCCGTGCCGTCCCGGATCCGCTCGACCTTGCCCCACCTCGACGCGACCGAGATCGAAGCCCTCGACCGCGAACTGCGCACCGCCCTGGAGGACCTCGCCCATGCCCACGATTGAACAGCTCTGCGCCGAAGCGCTCACCGCCCTCATGCCGCCGCCGCGCCTGCGCCTCTCCGACTGGATCGAGCGCGAAGTTCGCCTGCCCGAAGGCGTGTCGAGCCAACCCGGCCCGGTCCGCCTCTGGCCGTTCCAGCGCGAGATCGCCGACGCCATCGGCGATCCCCTCATCGAGCGCGTGACCCTGGTCAAGCCGGTGCGCGTCGGCTTCACCACGCTTCTCACCTCGGCCGTCGCCAGCTTCGTCGCGAACGACCCGGCCCCGATCCTGTGCCTTCTGCCCGCCGAGAGCGATTGCCGCGATTACGTGGTCAGCGACATCGAGCCGATCTTCTCGGCCTCGCCCGCCGTCGCTCAGGCCCTCTCGGGCGAGCTGGACGAAGCCGGCCGCAACACCCTGCTGTCACGCCGCTTCCCCGGGGGCTCGCTCAAGGTCGTCGCCGCCAAGGCACCGCGCAACCTGCGCCGGCACAACGTCCGCATGTTGCTGATGGACGAAGTCGACGGCATGGCCCCCACCGCCGAAGGCTCGCCGATCCTGCTGGCCGAGCGCCGCACCCTGTCGTTCCCCGACCGCAAGATCGTCCTCGGCTCGACTCCGGTGCATGAGGAAACGAGCCACGTCCTGCGCTCTTACGCCCAGTCCGATCAGCGCATCTTCGAAGTGCCTTGCCCCGCCTGTGGCGTGTTCGAGGAAATCGCCTGGAACCACATCACATGGCCCGAAGGCCAGCCCGAGCTTGCCCGCTGGCGCTGCCCGAACTGCGCGACCGAGGTCGATGAACGCCACAAGCCCCGCATGATCGCCGAAGGCCGCTGGCGCGCCACCCGCCCCGAGGTGCGCGGTCACGCGGGCTTCCGCATGAATGCGCTGATCAGCCTGCACGCCAACGCCGCATGGGGCAAGCTCGCGGCCGAGTTCGTCGCCGCCAAGGACGACCCGACCACCTTGCAGACCTTCGTGAACACCATCCTCGGCCAGGGCTGGCGCTCCGAGGGCGACGAACTCGACGAAAACAGCCTGTCCGCCCGCGCCGAGGATTTCGGCCTCGAGGCGGTGCCGGCCGAGGTGCTGGCCCTTACCCTCGGCTGCGACGTGCAGCATGACCGCCTCGAGCTGACCTATGTCGGCTGGACCGAGGCCGGCGCGATGATCGTCCTCGGCCATCGGGTGATCTGGGGCGCGTTCGACGCGGAAGAGACCTGGGCGGAACTCGACACCCTGCTGCGCGAGCGCTTCGCCCATGCCCTCGGCGGCAAGATCGGGATCGACGCCACCGCCATCGACGCGGGCGACGGCACGTCCATGCACCGCGTCACCGGCTTCTGCCGGCCGCGCACCGCGCGCAAGGTCTTCGCGATCAAGGGCGCGCCCGGCAACCGCCCGGTGATCGAGCGCGCCGGCTCGACGACCAAGACCGGCGCCCGGCTGTGGATCGTCGGAGTGGACACCGTGAAGACGCAGCTGTTCGCCCGCCTGCCGCGCGCCGGGCTGGTGCGGTTCTCGAACAGCCTCGCCCCGGTCTGGTATGAACAGCTCGCCTCGGAACGGGCGGTGGTGCGCTACTCGCGCGGCCAGCCGGTGCGCAACTTCGAGCGCATCCCCGGCCGCCGGGCCGAGGCGCTGGATTGCACCGTCTACGCCTTCGCCGCGCGCCAGATGGTCAATATCAACCCCGAGGCGCGGCGCGAGGATCTGGCACGGGCGGAACCGAAGCCGGCCGCCGCCCGCGGCCCGGTGCTACAGTCGAGTTGGATGCATAGGCGGTAATAAACTCAATTGGAATTTAATTTTTCAGGCGCCACGGAATTGACGGGCGAGGTTTCGGCGGCTTTCAGACAGTCAAATGCATCTTTTAATATGGGGACGAGGCTAACAATGAGTGCGATAATCGCGACATAGAGAGAGCGCTGCGATATGAGGTATGATCTATTTCTTCCTATCTCGTTTCTTGCCTCTTCTAAGGCGGATTCCATTTTTACAATAATTTCATCGCTCGGGTAGTAGTTACAGCGCGCTGATAATTCCCATAGGTCAGCATCATAAGCCATGCTAGGAACTGGCGTTTTAGCCTCAGTGAGCTTTTTCTCTAAATATTCAAACCTCAAAGTGTTCAACTGACTTATGTGGAAGTCAAGAGCATACTCTTCATTTAGCATCCCGTCATCTTCATCGGGGAAAAAAATATCTTGCTTCTTTTCCAAAAGCTCTTTGCGCTTTAAAAGTAATTCTCGGCTGATATTACTAATCTTCGCCAATAAAACTTTATCATCCCTCAATGCTTCGACCTCACTCCAGCACCACCACCGTTCTCGGGGATGAACTCGACGCCGGCGGCTTCAAGGGCTGACCGAATAGCGTCAAGGTTGTTCCCGATTGGAACGCGCTTCTCAGCCTCAAAACTCGTAACCGTCGCCCGAGAGACACCGGCTTCCTCCGCAAGGCGGGTCTGGGACCAGTTCACAAGTCCCCTAGCGGCACGGCACTGCGCAGGTGTTAACGACATTCTGGATAACCTTATCCATTTTGCTTGACATTATGGGCGATGTTAGACAATTTGTATCACATAGATGATTTTGTTCAACGGAGTCCCGTAATGCCGAACCTGAATTCGGCAGCCGCCCCCGGCTTGCCGTCTGCCCGCCTGAACGTCATTCACGATTGCCTTGCGCTTGCGCTCGACGCGACCGAGCGCCCCACGGGCTACACCCAGACCGAGCGCGAAACGCGCGCCTACATCCGTTCCGCCCTGCGCCAGACCTGCAAACTGATCGAGGTGCACGCATGAACCGCCGCACCTTCCTGACCGCCGCACCGGCGGCTGGCCTCATCGGGCTGTCTGCTCCGGCGCTCGCTCGACCGGTGCTGACTTTCGAAGAGAAGGCAGAGGAGATCGCGGAAACGCTGCGCCTGCACTTCCGCCCCATCCTGCCGGAAGGCGTCGAGCGTTACGCCATCACGATCACCGACGCCCCCGGCGTTCCCGTGGCTCCGCACGAATGCCGCATGGTGGGCTATGCCGGCGCGCTGAACTGGCTGCCCACTGGTGGCGGATGGCACTGAAGCAGTGCCGCGATACGAACGCATTCATGTTGGTTGAAAAAATCATGACCGAACTCAAGACCATCCCGAAAACGCCGATCATGGCCCTGTTCCACAAGCACAGGGAGATTTTGAAGGCCTCGGCGCAATGTATCATCGCCGCCCAAGGTGCCAAGGCGAAGACGCAGGACCGGGAAGCGGCGGCGCGGGTAATCGAGAAGCTGAACAAGATGGAGGCCGAGCTGATGGCGCTTCCGGCCACCTGCGCGGCCGACTTCGCTGCCAAGGTGATCATAGATACCTGTTGCGGCGATTCCTATCCCGACTGGGAAACCGGCGCGCTCTGGCGCGAGGCGCGCGAGCTGACCGGCATGGAAGTGCAGCGCCCGAACTAGTGCTCGGCTCGGAGCGAGCCGTGCTCGGAGTGCCGGGCCAGCGCGAGAACAAATCAGAACCAAGCAAACAACGACGCGCACCGAATGGATTGATCGACCACCCATTTCAATATATGGTTGGATGAACTATCCATTTCAGGAGATGCGAATGCGTATCAGCGATGTGCAAAAAATTACCGGAATTCCCATGGCTACACTCAAGGACCTGCGTCACCGCAGCATCCTTGAGCTCGCGACCGGTGGCCTGGCCGATGACCCCGAGGAAATCCGGCGTTGGGGCAGCTTTTCGGCCCCGGCAGTGATCTACATCATGGGCGGAAATGAGGTGCGCGAGCGCTACGGCCTGTCCTGGCAGGACGCGATGGACTTTTCGACGACGGCCCTGAGCAACATCCGTGTCCCGTTCTCCGGGTATCCGCAGGCGAAAGTTTTCGACCTTGGCGCGGTCACCTCTGAGATCTGGGCCGGACGTTTCGATTTCCAGAACGATGAACCGGATCTGAGGAAGGGCTGGAACTACTTCTTCGGCACCATCGACAGCGTTCCGGACAACCTCCGCTCGATCAAGGAAGCCCGGAAACTCACCCATGAGCGTGTGGCCCGGCGCAACCTCTCTCAAGACCCTATCGAAGAAAACGAGGTGGCCGGGTGCCTGATGATCAATGCTTCGCGTCTCTGCCGTGATTTCTGGCAGCGCGCGAAGGCCCATGATCTGCCCCGGAACTGGGAGAACCGTTGAATTGGCTTTCCCCTTCAGCATCATCGAAAGGATATTCAAGCGGTCGGGGGTCGAGGCCGGCGGGGGCGGCCGGCGGTGGGAGGGCGCGGCCAGCCTCGCCACCCCGCAGCAACAGACCCTGGCAGCCCGTGGAGCGTCGAAGGCCCGTGCCTCGGCGCTCTACACCAACACCGCGCAGGGGCACCGCATCGTCGAAGCCTGGTCGGTGTCGCTGGTCGGCAAGGGCTGGCAGGTCCGCCCGCAGCACCCCGACACCGCCACCCGCCGCGCGCTGTCCGACGCCTTCGAGGCGATGACCCGCCCCCTCATGATGACCATGGCCCGCGCCATCGTTCGCGACGGCGAGGCCTTCGTTCAGCTGGTGGTCGCCGAGGACGGCACCCTGTGCCCGAAGCTGCTGGCCGCCGATCAGATCGACCCGTCGCTGACCCGCGACCTCGGCAACGGGGCGCGGATCGTCGCCGGGATCGAGTTCGACGCCGCCGATCAGGTCGTCGCTTATCACGTCCTGCGCGAGGCGCCGGGCACGCCGTTCCAGACCTACGCCGCCCCGATCCGCGTCCCGGCGAGCGACATGCTGCACATGTTCGACAAGCTGTTTCCGGGGCAGGTCCGCGGCCTGAGCTGGCTGGCGCCGGTCCTTCTCAAGCTGCGCGACCGCGATGAAGCCTCGGACGCGCTGCTGATGCAGCTCAAGGTCGCGTCCCTGATCACGGGTTTCATCCGCGACACCGACGGCACCGCCGCCGGTTTCCTCGCCGAGAACACCACCCTGAACGTCGCCCTCGAACCCGGTGCGATGCGCATCCTGCCGACCGGCGCCGAGGTGTCGTTCTCGCAGCCCGGTCAGGGCCTCGCCCAGGCCATCGAGTTCCTGCGCGCCCAGGACCGCGAGATCGCCGCCGGCGCGGGCCTGACCTTCGAATCCCTGACCGGCGACCTCGGCGAAGCGAACTACAGCTCGGCCCGCGTCGGGATGCTGGAATTCCGCCGCCGCGCCGAGGCCATGCAGCTGAACCTGATCGAGGCCCAGTTCCTGCGCCCGCTGTGGAAGCGCTGGACCGACATTCGCGCCCTCGCGGGCGAGCTGCCGGCCGACCGCGCGAGCCTCGCCGATTATCACGCCGTGCGCTTCGTCGCGCCCGGTTGGGCGTGGGTCGACCCGCAGAACGAAGTCGCCGCCGATGTCGCGGCGATCGAAGCCGGCCTGAAATCGCGCGAAGAGGTCGTGGCCGGCCGGGGCCGCGACATTGACGAACTGGACGAGGAACGCGCCCGCGATGCGATGCGGGCCGCCACCACGGAGGCCGCCGCATGAGCCTGCACCTGCGCGCCGCCACCCCCGCCGCCTCGACCGTCGACCTTGAGGCCCGCACCGTCGAGGCGATTGTTTCGACCGGCGCCGAAGTTGCCCGCCCCGGCTATATCGAGCGGCTCGACCTCACCGGGGCCGACCTGTCGCGCCTGCGCGCGGGCGCCCCGGTCCTCGACGGCCACCGTTCGGCCACGACCAGCGATCAGCTCGGCGTCGTCGAGGCGGCCGAGCTGCGCCCGGAAGGGCTGTGGGTGCTGATGCGCTTCCGCAGCACCGACCCCGCCAAAGCCGTTCTGAACGACATCGCAGACGGCACCCTGCGCGGCCTGTCCATCGGCTACAGCGTGACCGAGTGGAAAGACCAACAGCGCGGCAAGGATCGCCAGCGCACCGCAGTGAACTGGACGCCCATCGAAGTGTCCGTTGTCCCCGTGCCGGCCGATGCCGGCGCTCATTTCCGCAAAGGGAACACCACCATGCCCGAGACCCAGGAACAGACCCTGACCACCCGCGCCGAGATCAACGGCGCGATCCGCAGCATCGCCGAGACCGCGAGCCTCGGCCGCGATTGGGCCGATGCCCAGATCGACGCGGAAACCACCGTCGAGGCCGCCCGCGCCGCCGCCTTCGAGGCGATGCAGCACCGTTCGCAGGCGCAGGCCGTGCGCACCCCCACCGCCACCATCGGCACCGACCACACCGACCCGGCGGTGATCGCCACCCGTGCCGGCGAGGCGCTGTTCGCCCGCAGCCACCCCGAACACCAGCTGTCCCCCGAGGCGCGCCAGTTCGCGCACATGAGCGTCACCGACATGGCTCGCGCCTCGCTGGAACGTGCGGGCCTCTCGACCCGTGGCCTTTCGAATGACACGATCCTGACCCGCGCGTTGGGGATGCACACGACCGGCGATTTCTCCGCGATCCTCGATAACACTGCTAACCGCGAAGTGCGTCGGGGTTATGAGGCCGCGCCCTCGGGCGTCCGCCAGCTCGCCCGCCAGTCGACCGCCCGCGACTTCCGCGCCAAGAGCTCGGTGGCTATGGGAGATTTCGGCACGCTTTCGAAGGTCAACGAAGCTGGCGAGTTCACCTATGGCACCATCGGCGCGGCCCCGGAGAGCTACAAGCTCGATACCTATGGCAAGATCTTCGCAATCAGCCGGCAGGCCATGGTGAACGACGACCTCGGCGCCTTCACCGCCATCCCGAACAAGCTCGGCGCGGCGGCGGCCGACTTCGAGGCGAATGTCCTTTTCGACTGCGTGAACAAGAACCCGGTCATGGCGGACGGTAAGACGGTGTTCCACGCCGATCACGGCAACCTTGCCGAGGTGGCTGATCCGCCCGAAGCACTGTCGCTGACCACCATCGCCGCCCGTCGCCTGGCGATGCGCAAGCAAACCTCGCCGGGCGGTGTCCTGATCAATGCCACCCCGCGTTTCCTGATGGTCGGCCCCGAGCTGGAGACCGAGGCCGAACAGCTGCTGACCCAGATCAACGCCACCAAGACGGCGGACGTGAACCCGTTCTCGAACCTCTCGCTGATCGTCGAACCGCGCCTGACCGGCCTCGAATGGTATCTGGCGGCCGATCCGGCGGTGATCGACGGCCTCGAATATGCCTACCTCGAAGGCGCGCCGGGTCCGCAGGTCGAGACCCGCACCGGGTTCGAGGTCGATGGGGTCGAGTTCAAGATCCGCCTCGATTTCGGCGCCGGCTGGCTCGATTTCCGCGGTTGGCAGAAGGACCTGGGCGCGTAATGGCCATCGAACTCGCCGAACTGATCGCGAAACGCGACAAGCTGATCCTGGACCGTGCCAGGGGGCTCAAGTCCGCTCAGATCAATGAAGAGCGGATCGAATTCCGGTCCGATGCGGAAATGGCCTTGGCAATTGCAGATCTGGAAGCGCGCATCCGGCGCGCTTCCTCCCCCGCGCCCGCGCCGAACGCGGTCCGGTTCTCGACTTCGAAGGGGTTTTGATATGGCTCGGGTGTCTCCGATCTACGTGAATGAAAAGAACGCCGCCGCACTTCTCGATATGGGCATCGGTGAGTTCCGTTCGCATGTGATCGCGGGACACCTGCCGCGCGGCCTGGAAATCGTTCCGGGCGTCGTGCGTTGGGATGCCGAGGCGCTGCGCTGCATCGGGCGCGGCGATGCTATCGAGGGCATGGGAGGCGTGAACTGGTGAAAAAGTATCTCTGGCGGCATCCGTCGGGCCGCATCTATTTCCGCAAGACGGGCATGAAACTGATCCGCATCGAAGCCGACGAGGGCACGGAGGCGTTCGACCGCCAGTATTGGGAAATCCTGACCGGGAAGCGGTTCGAGGCCAAGACGTCCTGGGCGGCGCTTATGGACAACTATCGCACCTCAGACCGCTGGAATTCGCTCAAGCCGCGCACGCGCCGAGACTACGACAAGGTTATGGACTACCTGCGCGAGAAGATCGGCACCCGTGACGTGAAGGCGCTGAAACGGTCCGATGTGATTTCGGCGCAGAAGGCCAATGCGCATCGCACCCGGTTCGCGAACTACATCCCGCAGATGCTTATCGTTCTGTGCGAACACGCGATTGATCTGGGATGGATCGAGCACAATCCGGCGAAGGGTGTTCGTGCCCTCAAGACGCCAACGGAACGCAAGCGCGTTCACGTGCCGTGGCCCGACTGGGCGATGGAAAAGTTCCGGGCCGAAGCCAATCCGCTCCCCTTGTTGATCTTTGAGATCGGCATTGGAACCATTCAGAGGCCCGGCGATTGGGTGGATTTCAACTGGAACGACTACGACCCTGCCGGGGTCGGCACTTTGCGCCTGCGCCAGAACAAGACGGACAAGCCCCTTCTGTTGCCCTGCACGACCCATCTCAAGGCCGCACTGGATCGCGCGAAAGCAGAATTGGGGGTGGTGCCGTTTGGAGCCTCCCCGATCCTCCGCAATCGGGATGGCAACCGTCTCAGCTATGGCACCATGTCGGACCTGATGTTGAAGGAACGCAAGCGCCTCGGACTGGAAGCCTATGACCTGCACGCGATGCGCTATCGCGGCGTGATGGACCTGGCATGGGCGGACTGCAACGATGATCAGATCATGGCTTACTCCGGCCACGCCTCAAAGAAGATGGTGATCAAGTATGCCGGCGAAGCCCGCCAGATCACGCAAGCGCGTCAGGCGAGGGGTAAACGCGAATGAACGGAACAAGCACGGAACGCGAACTTGATACCACCGTTGATACCCCTCGACTGATCACCACCTTCAAGACCCTGAATTACATGGACAATAACGAGGAAAACATGCAGATCAGTTCGGATTGTCCATCCGCACGGTGACATGCACCCTGCCCTTCGCGGCCTCGGGCCAGTTCAGCGTGACGTTCTGCTTGGCCGAGCCCTGCTCGACCGTCACATAGGGCATGGTGCTGACCCGGGAGCCCGCGCTGTTAGAGATCACGTTCTCGGCCACCAGCCCCTGCACGTTGCGCGCCCAGCCCCCGAACGGCAGCCAGTCGCCCGGACTGACCGTCCAGACCGTCTGCGCCGTCGCCTGATCCACCTGCAACATCACCGGATTCACCGTCATCTGCGACACCCCGTTGAAAGTGTTGCTGGCGAAGACCACGTTGCGCATCCGCTGCTTGTCGAGGCCGGCATAGGCGGTATCGACCCCCTCGATCCGGTCGATGGTGCAGTCGACGGTGCGGAACACGTTGCCGGTGACGCTGAGCCCCTGGATATAGTGCCCCGCACCATAGGGCCGGACCGACAGCCAGCGAAACCAGCTTGCCGCACGGATGCACACGAAGGTGTTGCCGGTGATCGTCAGCCCGCCGAAGGAATACTCGGTCCCGAGGTCGGGGGTGGGATCGTATTCGTTGGTCCATTCGACGGTGTTGCCGTCGATGTAATTGCCGGTGACGGCCGATTGCACATTGGCCTGACAGAAGATCAGCCCCGGCAGCAAGGGCGAGCTGTCGAAATCGTCGCCCTGGAACCAGTGATTGCCCACGATCAGATGCCCGGTGCCGTTCATCACCAGGGTATGGCGGAACCGCACGAAGCGACTTTCGCGGATCTTGGTGTCATTGGCATTGACGTTCATCGCGATGGTGGTGCGGTCGGTCGCGGCCAGCGCCCCCTCGTTCGACAGGAACTGGCAGCGGTCGACCAGCAGATCCTGACACCCCCGCCCGATCGAGGTGATGCCGCGCGCCTTCGGACGGTTGATGTAGCAGTCGCGGATATGGTTCATCTCGCCGGTGACGGGCAGCATGATGCCGCTCGCGATGCCGTTGCACAGGAATTCCACATCGTCGATGTTGAACCGGTCGAGCTTGCCGACGCCGGAGAAGTCGAGAATGTAGCGGTCGCGGGTGAAGGTATAGGTCCGCGTGCCGGAACCGCCGAACAACGGCTGCGACAGCGTAAGCGACCCGCCAGCCACATTGACCGCACGCACATAGACCTCGCGCCCCACACCAGAGCCGGTAACGCGTGCCCCGACCGGAATATTGGCGATGTTCGCCACCGAACTGAGCGTGGTCGAGGCCGAGGTCGAATAGCTTGCCTGAGACGTCACCGTCACCGTATCCCAGGCGGTGCTGTCGACGACGTTGATCTGACCGTTGCGCAGCACCCGCCGGTTCGAGAAGCTGCTCAGATCCGGGGTGACATCGGCCACGTCGATCGGCCGGTCCAGATCGACCCGGCGCCCGCACAGATCGAGCGTGTTGTGATCGGTGAAGCCGAACAGCGCCTGAAGCGCCTTCTGGAACCCCGTCACCTCGTCGCCGAAGGCCTCGGCATAGGTCGGGAAATCGTAATTCGACAGCAGCGCCAGACGCGCCGCCACCGGCATCTTCAGCGTGCCCACGAAGCGCATCGGCGCGGTCAGCGACAATGACGAGCCGATGTAATACACCCCCTCCGGCACCAGGATCGAACGCCCCGCCGCCGCCGCATCGGCCGCGACGAAAGCGGTGCGGTCATTCGTCACCCCGTCGCCCATCGCGCCGTAATCGCGCACGTCGACCCAGTCCATCATGTCGCGCAGGAAGGCTTCGGTGATGTCCTCGATCACGATGTTCTCGACCCGGACGGTGCCGCCGGTCTGCCCGGTCAGGTCGATGCCGAAGAAGCCGTAATCGGGCACCGTGCCCCACACCATGTCGACGCCGCCGCGCTTGCCGGTGCCGACGATAGCCGAAACCGTGACGATGTCGCCATAACCCCCGATCGCCGTCGAGGGGCCGACCTCCACCAGACCCGAGACATGGCTCGACCCGCTCATCGCATAGCCCGCCACCCGCACCGCCGGCAGATTGCCGCTGATCACCTTGACCCGGGTCGAGATCCGCAGATAGCACCCCGGCAGGATCGGCGTGTGCCCCATGTAGCGCAGTTTCTGCGTGGCTTGCGTTTTCACCAGTTCGAGGCAGCTGCCGAAATCCTGATCGGCAGGCACCAGCGCCGCGTTCGTCGCCCCCGAATAGGTCGCCGATCCGGCCGTGCCGTTCTCGCTCGACCACAGGCCCAGCCCCTCGTCGAAGGCCGGCGGCATCAGCGCCAGCCCCTCGGTAATCGCCTTGTTCAT